GTGATGTATTTCTATGGGCGTCTCTGTGTACATGACAGTCGAGGGGCAGTCTGGAGACACGACACGGGCCATCGCACAGTCTCGCGCCCGGCTCGGCGCTACGTCGTCGAGGGACATTCTCGACAGTTACGGCCTCCAGTTCGTCGACTTTCCGTTTACTGACCCCGACGCGACGTTTGCGGACCATCTCGACGCCGTCGAACGATGGCGGCCAACGCTGACGGTCGCCCCGGACATCGAAAAGGGGCGGACGCTGTCGGAAGTCGTGGACATGGCCGACCAATTACTGGCCTACTCGGACCACGTTATCGTGGTCCCCAAGACCGTTCACCCAAGCGAGGTGCCCAACCGATTTCGGGTTGGCATCCCGCTGGCGGACTTCGGGACTGGCGCGCCGTGGTTTCTGTGGGACTATCGGGACTGTGGCCCGGTCCACCTTCTCGGCGGCGGCGCTGCCCGGCAACTCGAAGCGGGAAAACACGTCCCCGTGGCGTCAGTCGACACCGCGACGTTCGGGAAGGTGTGCCGGTTCGGGATGTGGGACGGTAGATCAACCGACGCGCCGGACGGGTGGGACTACCAACGCCGGTTGCGGGAGTCACTCGACAACTACGCGGCGGTGTGGTAGCCCCGAAACGACTTTCCCCACAGCGACGGCACTCTGTGGCATGGATGTTCCGAATCCGCTCGACGCGATTCGGCGGCGATTCGGCGGCGACACCGCCGACGCCCCGCCGGCACCGAACAAGGCCAGTGCCGAACAGGTCGCCCGCTACGCTCGCCAGTGGCAGGCCACCCACGGCCCGATAGAGGCCGACACTGGCGGCGGGCGCGACGACCCGACGATGAGCCTGCCCTTCGCCAAGACCGAGGACGCCGACGACCGGCGGGTCAAGCACAAAGCACAGTTCCCATGGCTCTATGATCCGTCGCGCGGTGTCCGGTGGGACTTCGACCCCATCGAATTGCGAAACCTCGCACAGGAAAACACGTGGGTCGGGATGCTCGTCCAGTCGATCACCAAGGAGGTGGCTGAAACGCCGTGGACCATCGTCAAGAGCGAGGACCGCGCCGAGACGCGCAAGCGACTGACGACGCACCCGGAAAAGCGCGCACCGATGGCGAAGGCCAACGGACAGGAGTACGCCGACGTGACCGCCGAGCGGATCGACGACCTGTTGCGCGACCCCAACCCAGACGAGTCGTGGCAGGACTCGGCAGAGCAGTGGATGGCCGACTTACTCGAGGTGGGTAGTACGTCCGTCGTGAAATACTTCCCCGACAGCGCGTATGCCAACGGCAGGGACGACAGCGACGTGCTGGCCGTCGACTCACGCAGTGTTCGCCCCCGCGCACTCCAGACGAGCGCGCCGGAGGTATGGACCAAAGACTACAGCGGCACGACCGGACTCCTTGACGGGTTCTGGCAGTTCGATCAACGAAAATCACCCGGCAGTGGCAAATCCGGCGGTGGGACCAGCGGGACGCATGGCTTTCGCACACCCGTCTTTTTCGACAAAGACGAAATCATGTGGACGGACATGACGCCCCGATCCAACCGCCGCTACGGGATGCCGCCGACGCTGCTCGTCGACGACTTTCTCCAGTCCCTTGACCTCGCCATCAACCAGGAACAGCAGTATCTCAGTCGCGGGTCCATCCCGTCCGGCGCGTGGGTCTTCGAGGAGTGGGACCGCGAGGAAGTCAAGGAGTGGAAGACCGAGAACGCCGAGAACGTCAAGGGCAAGCCCCACAAGTCGCTCATGTTCGCCGGACGCGGCGGCGACGTGCGGTTTGAACCCATGTCGATGAACTTCTCTGAATTGGAGTTCACCGAGCGGATGAAGTGGTACGCTCGCGTCGTCGCCAGTGTCTTTCAGGTCCCGACCGCTGTCGTCGGGATCGAACCGGAGAAGGTCAACTACAACACGTTCCAGGGCGAGCGCGAAAACTTCGAGGAAAACACACTCGGGCCGTACCTCCAGAAGCTGGAGCGGTTCGTCAACGACGAATTGATCCGGCCCCACTGGGGGAGTGCCTACCACTTCGAATTCAAACCCGGCATCTCCGAGACGACGCGCCAGGCCATGTCCGAACGCCTGCGCTCCGAGGTGCAGGCCGGTATCCGAACGCCCAACGAAGCGCGCACCGACCTCGGCATGGACGAAGCGATGGGCGAGGGCGCGGACGAACTCGGGCCGGTCGACGGATCGTCAGACCCCGACACCGACCCGTTCGGGGACGTGGCGATGTCCGCGACCGAACCCACGGCAAAGGACGTGTTCGATATCAACGGCACGACGGTCAATATCTCCCCGCCGGACTACGTCGTCGAGGCCGCCGAGGCCGCCGACAAGGCGCAGAACGCCGACTTGATCCCACCGGGCTGTGGCGGCGAGGAGGCCCGCGGCGAGCAACGCAAACGCGAAATCCTGAATGGCGAAGTCGGGCCGGACATCGTCGACGAGATAGCGACGTATCTGACGAGTCACGCCGAGGACGTGACCGCCGAGGGTGCGCCCAACGACTGGACGAAAGACGAGTGGTCCGACTGTGGCAACGCCCAGTATGCGAAGTGGGGCGGGCAGGGTGACGGGCGTAGCATGGAGTGGGCACAGCAGAAATCCGACGAGGTGGCCGAAGCGCGCGGCGAGACGCCGACGTACAAGTTCGTCGAGTCAGTGAGTGGTTCGGGAAACGCGAGTGAGTCGGTACGGAAGGACGAACCCTTGCGCGGGACTGACGAGTGGTATCAGTTCGACGTGCAACCCGCCGCGATTGAAGCACTCCAAGACGACATCGCCGACGACGTGGCGAAACTGTACGACGAGGTGCTGGCAAGCGACGACATCCAGCAGACCATCGAGCGACTGGCCGCCGACGACGAGGGCGACGAGATCGGCAAGAGCGCAACCACGCTGGCGCGGCAACTCAAGGAGGTCCTGTCTCAAACGCGCATCGCTGGCGACATCGCCGACGCCATCCGAGAGCATAGCGCCGAGGCGGTACGTGAGACACTCCAAGAGACGATTGAGGACGCCGACGGTAACGAGCGCCCGGACCCCGACGCGGTGGATGTGGAAGCCGTCACGTCGAAGCTGCGGGACCGTGACGTAGGCTTCGCCAATCGATTTGCTGACCAGATGGCTGAGGACATCCGCGAGACGGTCGGCGACGGTTGGGCCGACGGCAAGAACTCGTTTGAGATTCGAGAGGACATTGCCGACCAAGCCGACATCACCGAGGGGTGGGGCGGCGCGGAACGCATCGCGCGGCAAGAGCTACAGATAGCGACCGGTGAAGCGCGGTCGGACGTGGCCGCCGACCTCGACAAGGTCGAAGTGTGGAACGACAGTGGCGACGATCGCGTGCGCCCGCCCCACGCCGACATGGACGGCGCATGGAAGCGCCCCGGCGAGGAGTGGGAAGTTGACTATTCGGAAGTGGGCCGCGGCGTCGAGAAGGAGTCCGTGCCGGGCGACAGCGAGCCGGGCATCGGGTGTCGGTGTACGACGCTGTTGCGGGACATCGACGAGGTGGACGACGACAACCACGCCGGGGTATAGCCCACCTTTGCTACAACATTGCGTAAACTATAAGTATACGTGGCTACAATGTTGTAGTATGGCACAGAACAATGCGGTTGCCGGCGCGACGCGAGTTGAAGAGGAATACAACTGCCCGTCTTGCGGCCACACCGACCTTTACTCCCCGACTTACAAACAACGCAAGTGTTGTAATTGCGGGCACCGTGACGATGCCACCAAGTTCCGGACCACTGCCGAAATTGACTGTCCCGAGTGCGGGAGTAACGCACCGAAAACGCACGAAAATGGCAATGTCCACATCTTCACGTGCCGTAGCTGCTACACGCAGACGCAAGCGTAACCCACTGGTTGTATAGTCTCACAGGCTACGGTGGGCGTGCGGTGCTACAATCATGACAGACGACAACTGGAAGACCATCCGAGTCCCGAAAGACGCTTGGAAAGAGGCAAAGGCACAGAAAGATGAGCATGATCGGACGTGGGGCGAACAGTTAGTTTGCGACAACACCACTACAACCAAAGTTGTGGAATCCGATGCGGTTGTAGAAAGCTTGATGCAAGAAATAGACGCACTGGCGTTTGACGGCGCAATATCGGACCAAGAAGCGGAGCGTATCATATCAAGTTTGAACGCGATTGAGGAGCGCACGAATAGCATTGAAGGCACGCTGGAGGACATGGGTGGACGATGAGTCTCTTAGGTGATCCAACATTCA